CACCCTTCGGAACCGTCAAGACGTTGTTATTGGGTAATAATGGAGATTTGCGGGTAGCCGTTACCTTGGTACTATTGATGTACTCCTTCACGACTTGGGTGTACCCTTGCACCGGCGTAAAGGTCACGATCAGCTTCCCGGACCGAGTCACCAGACGGTAGCGCAGGGTATCGAGCCAGTTCTGCGGCACAAGTTCGTCGCACCAGACGTAGTCCACTTCACCACCTTCAACCACCTTAATGTCTTGGGCATAGTTCAAGAACCAGATCTGGTTTCCCATATACACCGCCGTATTGTCGCTGAACCCGTTCTTCTGGCTAAAACTAATCTGCGTATGATTAGTACGTTTGATGTTGCGAATCTCTGGCGGAAGGTACTTATAGAACACATTCTGCTGGGCTGACACACTCGTCATGTGGTTAGTGTGAAAACACCAGATACGGATATTACGTTTGTTATAACGCTCCTTTACCCAGCCCGGGGTGTGTCCGTTAAGGTCAGTACCTACAAAAGCCATAGCCATACGCTTGGCTGCGTACTCGGTCTTCCCCGAGCGGTTCCCGCCAAGGATGACCGTCTCGTTAAAACGATCGAGCAGCTTATCCGCATCCGGCCAGTGAGCCAGCTCGTGCCCGTACCGCATCGGATCGTTCTGTTCAGCCCTAATCTTGTTCTCCCGCATCAAGAACAAATCAAGGACCTTCTCCGGGCCAACATTCTCGATCATAGCCAATCTTTCCCGCTTATTGGGAATAGGCAGGATTGGATGATCCTCCAACTTGTAGCTTAAAACTTTCTCGATAATTTCCTGATTTTTTTCATCCATACTTGTTGACGTTCCCATCAACATGACCTATATTCCCCATGTCGTCAAATAGGCGACCGTGTACCCTCTGCACCACCTGAAACATCGGACGCACAGGCGATTAAATGGTTCCAGCTATCCCTCTTGAGCTGGATTAAACATCTGCTTCGGTCTCAAAGTTGCAGAGTACTGACAGTCACGCCTACGAGAATGGCAAGAGTTTCCCGAACGGGTAGCCATCACTCACGACTGTAATTGCGAAACGAAACGACGACACTTATACGGATCGTTAATCTCTTTTTTGTATAGTACTCCCCCAAGATAGGCAGTAATGCTGAGTCTTGGGGGTACTATGCTCACTCGCAACTCTCCTTGCCGGATTGTTTATCTCCGTCGGTGAGCAGCGTTAGCTGCGAGAGTGAGCATCTGGGCAAAGCCTAGTGCGAACGGTAACACGAAATAGAGTGTAAGATAAAGCTTAACTTTAACTACTCAGTAAGAAGTAAGCTCTAGCTTAAGAACAGATGATCCAAAGTATAGCCAACTCAAACGTGTTAAGCGGCGTATACTCGGCGCTTACCAAGCTTAAGACGCACTTAAGCAACACATGCAGCACATAACCTGCGCTTAATGCGAATATAAGCGACTTAAGCTTGCACTTAAGCTGCTCAAGCTTGTTGTAAACCGCCAACTTGTCCTTAAGCGTCATCTTATGCATATGATCTTGTTCTTAACTCGGATCTTCTGACCTTTACGAAAGTTAAAGCCCCTGGCTCCCACAAACACTTTGTCCGCCATATCAGTCTTAACCCAGCGACTGTTCGGATATAACATGACAATCGTCTGTTCCGTAACCGCATCACTTGCCAACAACTGCTGCGGCTCAGGTTGCGCCTCCTCCACGATAGCCGGCTCCTGCTCGGTCACATCACAAGCCAGCGTGCCATCCAACAGGTCACTGCGATAAATACGACGGATACCGCGAAACGCCTTGCGCTCGATATAGTCCACGTCCTGCTTGTACGACATAGGCCGATACGCCGGGCCTAAGTGCTGCTTAACCGTCTTCTCGCTGAGTGTGTACTTGGTCATAGTACAAGCGACGCTACACTAGCACGGTGTAGCATGCAAGGTGAGTGTAGCGTGCAGGGTAAGCGCGAAAGGGGGCCAGTTGGCGAAAAAAAGTCTGAGGGGGGCTATGCGTCGCCGTCGTCGCCGGTCGAGCCTGGTCGACCCCCGCCCCCCCTGCCTTCCGGTTTACAGAGTCAAATCCCATTCCATTTGACCTGTGTTGTATTGCGTTATTGCCAAGGTGCTCAAGCTCAACGGCTTGCAAGGGTCGGTCAAGTGTAGCTTGTCGGGGTGGCCGGATTGCGGCTCGGGGGGCGTCAAAAGGGCGGTGCACGGCGCTTGCGAGGGGCGCTGGCCGGCGTGCACGCGCACGCACGGTGATTGTATACAATCCGAGGGCTGTAACGCATTAATACCCTACTACGGCACTAGGGTATTCCCGCCGACTCCGCACGCACTCCGCAGCACGTACCACGATCGCGTCGCCTGTGCACTCACCGAGCCGCACTCACTCGCCAGAACACGCACTAATCTTTACCCATCGTCGCTTTTTTATTGCCATCGTATCACGCAACGCTATTTTTACCCACGTTAGTCCAACCTTAACCAATCTAATCCTATGTCAATCGACTCAATGAACACACTAGAACACATTGCATATGTGCGCCTTGCGCTCATGCTCGCATCTGCGGGCTGCGTGCTCATCGCAGCTTCCCTTTTGGCGTCAGTCTATTGTGACTGGCGCAAAAGCAATCGCAAGTAAACTCAGACAACCTAACACACTACAAATGAGCACTATGAAGAAAAACCCACAAGCTTATCTCACCATCCGCGCAGCTCTCGCCGTAAATGATCCGCATGCTGTAATTATAATCCGCCCAACCCATAAGCGCCGTTGGATGGCCCTCAGCACAAGCGGAGACTGGCGCACAACCTCCACAACGCGAAAAGACGCTGTGCGTTGGGGGCGCTACTCACAAGCGGAGATAATCCGCACGCTAACAAGTGACGTCCGTGCTTATTGTGGACGCACGGGCAAACGGCTCGCCTAGGTTCCCACACTGCGTCTCTACGGGGGCGCAGTAGGGAGTAAAGACGCTCCAAACAAACACACTACAAAAAACCATATGCAAATCACACTATCACAGCCCTCCAAAATGCCTTGCCAAGGTTGGAGCGTTCCAGCCCTAGCATGCAAAACCGGATCGAAGCTCGCACAGGTTGAGGGTTCCGTCTGCCATGGCTGCTACGCCCTGAAAGGGTTCTACCGCATGCCTAACGTACAGCGCACCTTGCAAGCCCGCTTGGCGCTAATGGAGTCGCCTGAATGGGTGCCAGCCATGATCGAGAAGATTCGCAGCACAGAAAAAAGCGGATTCTTTCGTTGGTTCGATAGTGGCGACCTTCAGAGCATTAAGACGCTGAAAGCAATTGTCCGCATCGCTATCGCTTTGCCAGAGATACAGTTTTGGCTCCCCACAAAGGAGTACGGCATCGTCTCCGAGTACGTTGAATTGTTCGGCTCATTCCCTCCAAACCTGACGGTGCGTTTGTCCGCCTATATGGTAGATAAAGCTGGGCCCAACAGCCTAGCGGAGGGCTTAGGCGTCACCACAAGCGAAGTCTCATCAACGGCGGGTACATGTCCGGCGCCTACGCAAGGAAACAAGTGCGGCGATTGCCGCCGATGCTGGGATAAATCCGTTCAAACTGTCACCTATCGTTTGCACTAAACCCATGAACCATCCAGACAAAACCCCGCTTTTGCTACAAGCAAGCCAATCGCTAAGCGAAGCACTGATGCGCGCCCGCTTTGAGTCTAACGGAGCCGACACTCTTTTGACTCAAGACATTGAAGACGCCTTGTATGCAATCGAAGCCGCCATTGAGGCCGTTAACGGGGCCAAAGAAGATGCGCACCGCATACAGGGCTGCGTGAGCGTAGACACCGAGCTATTAGAGGAGCTGGCCTAATGTACTACAAAGTTAAATTACACGTTGATCCGTTCGCGGATCAGTTAACCCCAGAGGTGTATCGCAACCCCTCATCGGCGCATGCAGACGCCCAAAGGATGTATGACGATGGCGAGTATAGCGTTGTCCCATACACGCTCCCAGAGCGCCTAGAATCGGCTCTCTCGCGACTGTGGCGAGCCGATGCCAACGGAGCGGCCGCATCGATGTCTGACCTGTTTGATGGGTACGACCCCGAGTTGTTGGTTGATGAGATAGAGCGTGCGCTTGCTAACATGGACGCCTAACCCATCGCTAAGGAAACGCCCCTAGGTTCACCGCCTAGGGGCTTTTGCGCGCCCTTTTCTCGTATGATCTAACCTTCTCACATTCAATTCTTTCGCGCCTTTTTGGTCTGAAAAGCATCACTTTT